CAAGCATCAATTTTGATGGCAAAAACAAGCAAAAAACAAATTGCAGAAATGGAACAAGAAAATCCCGAAGAGGTTAATCCAGAAACCGAAACTCACGCTCCCGAAGGAGAAGGCGAAGGCGAAGAATTAACCGAAGAACAAAAAGCCGAAGCACAAAAGAAAGCGGATGATGAAAAATTTAACGCTTTAATCGAGGCTATGGGAATCAAGTAAACAACGATTCTTTTTCATACATTCCATATAAAACAAAGGACGGGCGGCGTTGCCCGTCCTTTTGGTACGACACAAAAAAAAGAAAAAAAGGAGAAATAAAATGACACACATCAACAATTCAAAAGTTATACTTGACGGCATTTTTACCGATGCAAGTATTTATGTTCCGGCAAATACAACTTACGCCGAAGGAACTGTTTTGGGAAGAAATTCAAGCGGTAAATTAACAGCATTTTCAAGCGATTTAAATGTTGCGGATCCTGTTTTCAATTCAAGCCCGCTTTACATTTTGGCTCAATCTATTACAAACGCTGATGAAGATAATGCGGCAACAATAGATCTCGTTAGAGTTCTTGAATCCGGCACAGTTGATAAATCAAAAGTTATTTTCAAAAAGGCCGCAGATGCTTCCGTTGTTGCTTATTTGGATGCTCTTCATACAAACGGCATTCGCCTTGTAAATGTTGAAGAACAATGCGGAACTTCTTCTCTTGGCGAATAACCAATGGCTTTCAACCGTTCCCGAAAAACTAAAAAACGAATGTATTACTAATTTTAAAAAGGAGAAATAAAATGACAGATGTAATCAGAAAAGCGATGGAAGTTGGTTTTGATAAAAAACAAAAACCTTCAATGTTTCTTTCAAATTTATTCAAGAAAAAACAGTTAAAAGGCATTAAAGTTGAACTTCAAGGAAGAGTTGTAAAAGGCGTTTATTCCGTTGATGTTAAACTTGGCACGGGTGGCAGATACAACGCTCTTGAAGAATACGACAAGAGAGATTTTATTGTTCCCGAATATAACGACATCGCTTCTTTAACCGAAGAAGATATGTTCAAAGCACAATTCGGCCAAACCGAATACGATCAAACCGCAAGTATTATTAATACAATTAACGACGGCCAAGAAATTCTTTCCGATAAGCAAAGAAGAGCCGAAGAAAAACAGGCTTCCGATGCTTTATTCGAAGGCAAAATTGTATTAACAGGCGGCAACACAATCGATTTCAAAAAGAAATCCGCTCACAATGTTAATAAAACATCCGCAAAATGGAACACATCAGGCGGCGATCCTATTGCAGACATTTCCGCTTTAATTGCTCTTTGTATTGCAGATGCAAAAATTTCCGCTTCCGAATGGAACTTGGTTCTTGAAGAAGGCGGTTTGAATGCTTTGTTAAGCAACGCAAAATTCAAAGCGAATTCAAATTGGAACGAAGGTATTAAGAGAAGCGACATCGCTATGCCCGAAGAATTAACCGCCGGAGCAATGTTCCACGGAAGATTTTCTTGCGGCTCTTACATTGTAAACCTTTGGAGTTACAACGAAAAATATACAATTCCGACAGGATACGGCTTCGCAAACGAGGGCAATTCTTACGGATATATTCCAAGCGGTAAAGGTTTATTATTCCCAATGAACCCGAATTTTGTAAGATACTACGGAGCAATCAACAACACAAACGCTCCATCAACTCCGGGTATTGGCGGAAACAAACTCGAATTAAGAGAGGTTGAACAACTTCCTTATGCTTACGATGTATTGGAAGATGGTTCAGCAACAACAAAATTCGGCGTTAAATCTCGTCCGTTATATGTTCCCGTTGATGTTCATTCATTCGGTACTTTCTATAATTTGATATAGGTTAAAAAATGGCAAACTTGCACGATTTATTAAAGATTCACAAAGAAACCGTTCTTCTCACGGGGAACGGTTTCGCCGTGGATTGTAAATTGAAACCGACGGCTTCGAGTGAAGGCTTCGAATTAAAAGGTTTAACAAATTTTATCGGGGTTACTTTTGAAGATAATCATTTCGGTTGTTTTTCCGATTCTTTCGAATTAACGATTGATGCAAACGCTTTAAGCAAATTCACGGATTTAATTCCGACGAGGGCTTGGAGTGTAATTGTTAATTTTCCGCAAATGAACGGGAACCCCGTTACATTCAAAATTGAGGATGTGGCGGTGGATAGAACTCTCGGAATGTATTTAATTAAATGTTCGGCTTCAACTTCAACAGGAAATCCGAAATCGGTTCAAAGACAAAGATCGGGGGGTATGTAAAAAATGATTCCTTCAATAATAACGCCGATGAATTACGCTCTTGTTCGAGATGCGATTTGTCAGCATTTGGCAAATTGCCGAGATAATCAAGAAACGCTCGCAAGAAATGCGGGCCAAAGCGTCGGTTGGATTGCGAAAAACATTCATTTTGTTATATTCCCGAAACGGTTCCGTTTTCCCGATGTTCAAGATATGCCGTGTGTTTATGTATATTTTAACAAAATGGAATTTCCCGCAAACGAGCAAGATACATATTGCAACGAAGCGGTCGGAAACCTTGTTGTTGAATACTATGCCGTCGGCTTGAACGATGAAGAAGATTCCGAAACCTCGAACGATGCCGATACGAACGCCGAGGATCGATTGAGTTATTTAACAACTCAATTATATAAAATTCTTTGTTCGGAAGAAACAAATGTTTATACGGCAACGGCGAAAAAGATTAAAGGTTTCACGGTTAAATCGTGGGAACGAATTCTTTCGCCCGAAAACGATAACACGGCGGGGACGGTTCTTGGAGCGAAATTTGTTTTTGAAGTTGAGTTCGACGAGCCGACTTATTATGCAAATACAAACGAGATTGAAGAATTTTATACAAGTTTGAATATACGGGACGAATACATCGATCCGTTTGTTCAAATTGTTTTTGATAACGAAACATAAAAAAGGAGAAAATAGAAATGACAATTACAAAAGGGCTTGACATTTCCGCTATCGCATCAGCGACAAGCGTAACGGTCAAACAGAAAAATCAACAAAATGCGGCAAATTTACGCCCCGAAAAAATTGTTTGCTTCGGTCAGAAACAAACAAGTTCATCAGCAAGTTTGAACGAACTTGTTTTGGCTTCGGGCAATGCCGACGACATAGGAACAATTTTTGGTTTTGGCTCTCCTCTTCATAGGATGGCGAAAAAATTATTCCCAAAAGCCGGAAACGGTTCAAAGGTTGAAACTTATTTTTGTGCGGTAGCCGAACCGACATCAAGTGCGGCAGAAGTTAAGAATTTAACAATTACGGCGGCAAGCGGTATTTTAAAATCGTTTAGCGGTTATTTTGTTCTTAATGATATGATCTTCGAAGCGGCGGCCGATGTAGTTGGTAAAATTGCAACGGCTTTTCATAACAACCCCGCAAAAGATGTAAGGGGAATCGATTTGAACGCTTACGAAAAAACGGCAATTCCTTTTACATTCACAAAAGGCATGACCGTTGCGGATTGTGCGAACGCTCTCAAAGCGGCTTTGGAAGAATATTTAGAACTTCCGTTCACAATTTCAACATACACGGTAAGCGATGCTGTTAAGGGTTTAACTTTTACCGCTAAATGGAAAGGGGCGGATTCTTGCTTCGATTTCGCCATTGTTGATGAAAACGGAAACGGAATTGATGCTTCAATTTACGGCGTTTCATTCTCAACGGCAAGAGGAACAGAATCTGCGGGCGTTGGAACTATACCCGATGCCGCTCTCGGTTTAATAAACGAAGAACTTGGCGTTACAAGGGTAATTTCACAATACGCAAATTCAACCGTTCTCGATGCTTTGAAAGAAAAATTCGAAGGTTGGAGAAGCGATGGTTTAATTGCTCAATATGTAACTTGCTATTCAGCAATACAGGCTCCCGAGTCAAGCGGCGTTGCCGGAACTTGGGATGTTGCGGCTCTTGTTTCAGCAGGAAACGGGAGAAGAGATGATGCCATAAATGTTCAAATCGTTGGCGATTCGGGTAATTTAAGACCTTTAACTTACGCCGAAAGCGATCGTTTGTTAAAAGCGGGTTATTCAAACATAATTCGTAAATCCGATGGTTCTTTAAGAATTATGGATTTGGCTTCATTCTACCATCCACAGGGAAAAACAAATCCGTTGTTCAGATTTGACCGTGATATTACGGCAATCGGAAACATCGCTTACGATTTAATGGCAACATTCAGAGATTCCGACGAATGGAAATCCGTTATTCTTGTCGGCGAAAACGATATTACAAACAACCCAGCGGCTCGAACTTTGAACGATATTAAAGCGGCGGTTAATACTCGAATTGCTTTATTGGGCCAAGCGGGCTTCATTGCTAACTACACGGAAGCCCAAAAGGAAACCGAAGTTGAAATCGATTCGAATAACCCGAACCGAGTTAATATAAATCCGAAATTCGATTTAACAGGCGTTGGCAGAATATACGACCTTGTTAATTTCATCGGATTTAACTTCAAGGGCTAAAATTAAATAATATCGGGCTTTTTGGCTCTTGCGAAAATGGCTTTTAAGCCCGATAAAACGGAAAAAAGGCGTATATATAAGGGGCGAACATTTTTAAGCCCCTTAAATCGCCTTGTATAGAAGAAAAAATCAAAAAAGGAGAAAATAAAATGGGTAAAGTTGGAGATGCAGTTTCGCTCACAATAAACGGAACAAAATTCCCGATTCCGAAAGATACGGAACCGAATGTTATTGAGGGCGGCGACACAATCACAGAAACTCAACAATTCGGCGATGGAAGTGCCGATGCTTATGTTTCAAGAAACATTGCGAGAATAACAGGGTTAAGAATAAAGGTAAGCGATGCCCTTGATGAAGCGTTCAAGAGCGTTCGTTCAATGACCGATGTTCCGATCGTTCTTCAATGTGTTTCTAAATCTTATGAACTTACGGGTTGTATGGTTGGCGAAATTGAAGTTTCGGCAACTCGAAGAATTACAAACGAGTTCGAAGTTCATTGTACGGATGGAAGCGGTATTCGTAAATCATAATTGCTCTCGCTATTTTGTTGCGGAACA